GCGCGGGTGATCTTCCGTCGCTGCTACATGACCGAGGTGGAGCTGATGCAGCATGTGGAGACCGACGAGTGGGATGAGGAATGGGCCAAACAGGCGATCGCATCCCGTGGCAAGTTCTCGAACTTTTCGGACTATACCTACTCGATCGGCCTGACGAACAACGCGCTGCTGGATCGGGAAAACCTGATCGAGGTGGTGTATGCGTATCAGAAGGCGCTCGATGAGGAGGGCGTGCCGGGCGTGTTCTGCACCGTGTTCTCGCCGCAGGTGGGCGGAACGTGGGGCAAGTTCGAGCTCCTGGACTACGAGCATGGCCAGTACCCGTTCGTCGCCTGGCGTTCCGAGGTGATCCACCGGAAGATCGTCGAGAGCCGCGGAGTCCCGGAGGTCTGCTACACCTGGCAGAACGAGATCAAGGCGCAGCGCGATTCGATCTTCGATTACACGTCGCTGAACACGATTCCGCCGATCCAGGTGCCCAAGACTCGGGGTGGAAATCTGCGGCTGGGGCCCGCGGTTCAGATCCCGGTGCTCCGGCCTGGTGAGATCTCGTTCATGCAGCCTCCGGCACGGGAGCCGAGCGTGGCGTTCAACCTCATTGCGGCGATTGAGACGCAGGTCGATCGATACTTTGGAAGACCGACCGAGAAGGTCCCTCCGGCGATCACGCAGATGAGGCAGCAACGAATCGTGAACAACTGGCTGCACGGTTGGACCGAGGCGTTCCGTCAGGTCCTGAGCCTGACCCTGCAGTACATTGGGCCTGAGGAGGTCGCCCGAATCACCAGCAGTTCGACGCCGCTTTCCACCGATATCCAGGACTTCGATGTGTCGTTGAAGTTTGACGTGCGGGAGCTGCAGAGCGACCTGGTGACCGAGAAGCTGAAGGCGTTGTCGACCCTGGTACTGCCGCTGGATTCTGCGGGCGTGCTGGATCGGACCAAGCTGGTGGGTCTGGCGTTGCGTGCGATTGATCCGACGCTGGCGAGCGAGCTCATCATGCCAGCGGGACCTGCCGCGCAGAAGATGTTCGACGAGACCAATGATGAGTTGGGGCTGATGTCGCTAGGCAATCCTCCGAAACTGCGTGAGAACGACCCGACGGCGCAGGCCCGGCTCAACTTCGCGCAGCAGATCCTGCAGGCGAACCCGAAATACCAGCAGCAGGCTCAGGCTGATCCGCTCTTCCAGGCCAACCTGCAGAAGTACGTCGAAAACCTGCAATTCAGCGTTCAACAGCAGCAAAACGCGGTCACCGGACGTCTCGGAGTCAGCCCTCAGTGAGCATGAAACAGGACAAAATCGAAGAAACGCTGCGTGGTTTTGGGCCTGATGAGCCAATCGTGAAGGCGATCCGGCAGATCCTGGCTGATTTCATCGCTGATGAGACGCACGCTGCCGTCGGAGGCAACCTGATGGCGGAGGCGCGAGCCTATAACTGCGGTCGGGCCGCTTCGTTGCACGATCTCCAGGCTTTCCTCGTGGACAGCGGATTCCCATTGGAACACAAAAGCGAAGATTAGCGTTGACGTTACCGATAAATAGCTCCATCGAGGTCACAGCTTTCTGGGTTTGGCATCAAACCCTGGCACAATACCCGACTTGCAGGGTCTAAAACGCATGGAAGCAACCAATACTGGGGAAGCGACACCCTCACAAAACACGGCGCCGAAAATCAACCCGCTCACATTCGACGAGAGCGCGTTGGCAAACCTCCTGAAGCAACGGTTCTCCGAGCCTGAGCCCAAGGAAGCCGTCGAAACACTGGAACCAGCAGCCTCGAGTGAGGACGAGCCGGTTGCCGAGGAGTCAGCGTCCGTGACGGCTGAGAACGGTGGGGAGACGACCGTGGACGAGTCCGGGGAGCAGGAGACTGTTCCGCAGCAGGACGAGGACGAACCAGCAGGCGTTCAAAAACGCATCAACAAGCTCGTTGCTCAACGCAAGGAAGCCGCCGCCAAAGCGGAATCCTTGGAGCGGGAGCTGAATGATGCGCGGGCCAAGCTGGAGGAACTGCAGCAGGCGCCACCTGTGGCAGCAGTTGGTCAGTCCGACAATCCGTTCGCCGATATCTGGGACGAAGCGAAGCTCAGTGATGAGTATCGCAAGGCTCGGGATCTTCGGCGGTGGTGCGAGGACAATGCCGACGGCTGCGAGGTCGCAGGGAAGGAGTACTCATCGGATGAGATCAAGGCCATTCGACGAAAGGTCGAGGACGCGATTGATGTCCACATTCCGACGAGGCACCAGTTCCTGACGACGTACAAGCAGGTGAGGCCGGTTGCAGAAAGCGTCTATCCCTGGTGGAAGGACAGATCGAATCAGACGTACGCGGAGGCACAGCAGGTTCTGAGGCAGATGCCGCAGCTTGCCATGTATCCCGACCATCAGATCGCGATCGGTGATTTCCTCGAGGGACGACGCATCAGGTTGGAACGCGAGAAGGTGGCGAAGGTGCCAAAGGCTCCCGTCAAGGTGGCCCCAAAGCAACCCAGTGCACCGAAGGCAAGCCCAGCCCGTACCGACAAGTCGGCGTCCGAAGCCAAGGCTGCGAAACAGAATTTCATGCGAACCGGGTCATCGACCGAACTGGCCAGATTGCTTCAACAAACAATTCTCAAGTAAGGAAATACCATGCCGCTTCTTCAACCTACCCAGGCCAACCAGAACTCTTCCGGCTCGGCCATTCGCGAGGAACTCGCTGACTACATCGCCATCGTCGATGCAAAAAGCACACCCTTCACCAGCCAAGCTCCGAAGGGCCGTGATCTGGGAAACGTTCGGTTCGATTGGCAAGTTGACTCCTATGCATCTCCCGTACTGGACGGCGTCATCGACGGTACGGACGTGACGGTGTCGAGCGCCTCCAACCCTGTCGTCAATCGCGCTCGCCAGAGCAACTACGCCCAGGCGTTCCGCCGCGATCTGCGCATCGGTTTCATCGCCGAGACCCAGAACGTTGCCGGTGTCACCGACGAGCTCGCCAACGGCATCAGCAAAAAGCTCATCGAGATCAAGCGCGACATGGAGGCGACCTTCATGTGCACCAATCAGCCTGCGCAGGTCGACAACGGATCTTCCACTGCCTATCGCACCGCGTCGCTTGGCAATTGGCTCACTGGAACTCCTGCCTCTGGATCGGTTGGTCTTCCTGCCACTTTCACTGGCGGAAATTACGGTCCTGCCTCTGGTGCCGTCACCACGACGACCACCGCCAACTTCGTCGAAGCAACCGCTCAAGACGTGCTGACCGCCATCTATGGCGCGACCGGAACGTATCGCTCCTATGACGCGATCGTTGGCACCACGCTGAAGCGCGCGTTCACCAATCTGACAGCTGGTGTGTCGGTGACTACCGCCAACACCCACACAATCGCTGCGACCTCTGTGCGCACGTTCAACCAGGAACTGTCCAGCGATACGTTCAAGTCCTCCATCGATATTTTCGTTGGAGACTTTGGCACCCTCGTTTTGAGCCCGTCGACTTTTATAGGATCCCGCACGACTGGTAACAACAACCTGACTTCGTTGGCGTACAAGGGCTATGTCATCCCCATGGACATGGTGGAGATCCGCTATGCCAAGCTGCCTGAGGTCAAGGACCTGCCTGACGCTGGCGGTGGCCCTGCCCGCCTCGTGCAGGTGATCGCTGGTTTGGTCGTCAAGAATGCCCAGGGCTTTGGCATGTTCAACGGCGCGTCCTAATCCTGAATCTCTAAGCGGGGAGCATCTGCCAAGGTGGTGGGTGCTCCCTTTTTTCTATGGCAAACCCACTACTCACAAGCGCACTCGACGGAATTCCAGAGCATCTGCATCACGCGGTGCTCAAGGAGTTCAAGACCGGCTACAACAAGGAGCTCGTCCACGCGGAGATCCATCAGAAGCGGATCGCCAAGCAGTCCGAGCAGGTGCATCGATCCATCGACGGAATCGGTCAGCTCCGAATGCGGATCGACCCGACGCTCTACCATCACTGGGGGCAGCAACTCGGCTACGAATGCTGGCGCGATAAAGGTTTCCTGAGAGAGGTGGAGCGGGACAACCCTGAGGTGCGCGTGAAATGTGGGGGAACGCGGTTGCAGTTTGGCTACGCACCCACCAACACTCGATTCAGCAAGAAGTACTAGAAACGGGATACAGGGCTTGCGCATCTGCGAGCCAGGACTCAACTAGATCACACGATGAGCAACAACGTTGGAGCGGTACTAGGAACAAGCGGCGAATACGGATTCAAGGGGAACACTGGAACTGGTGCCATCACGGGTGCTTTTCAGGGAATCCTCTGTGTCACTGACTGCGTGTTCAGCGCGGCCACTGGTGCGGCAAACATTGAGAACTTCAGCACCACGGCAACTCACAAGGCGGGAACGTATGTCCCAGGTGCGTTCTCCAGCGTGGCTGCATCTAGCGGTACGTTCTACGCCTACAACCGTCGCAGCTCTGGGATCTAGGTTATGGGTCCGCTCTCGATTGGAGTAGGCGAGCTTGAGCTCGGGAATTGGAATGCGGGGTCTGCCGGGGGAACGTCTTCTGACAGGCTCCTGTGGAATCCAACGCCGGGTGACTACCTGAACATTGACGCGAGCGGAGACAACATCCTGATCAACCCTGAATAGCCATGGCCGACTCAACAATCAACGGACTGACGGCGCTGACTGGTGCCAATGTCGACAACACGGCGGACCAGTTTGCGATCTGGGACAACAGCGACTCGACGACCAAGAAGATCACTCGCACCGAGTTGCTGACCGGAATCCCAGCAGGTACAGTATCTGCTCCATCAGTGTCATTCAATGGTGATGCGAATACTGGCGTTTTTAGCCCTTCTGCTGACACTGTTGGAATTGTTACTGGTGGCACTCAAAGGGTAACAGTTTCCTCTGGAAAAGCGGTTGGCGTAAACAATACATCTCTGAAAACATGGAACACTGATGTTACTCCAATTCAAGTTGGGGATCTTAGTGTAATTACAAATGAATCTACTGGATTGGTTCTTGGAACAAATTTTTACACCAATACGAGTGGTGCTAATGTTTTTATCTCTGCATCGACAACATCTGGGCTCTATTGGATAGGCGGAAATTCTCACTATTGGTACAGGTCAACCACAACTCCGTCTGCTAATTCTGACACCGGAACTACCCTATCTCTGAAGCTTGATTCTTCTGGTAGGCTTATACGAGGAGGAAATTCTGCTGACACCACAGCAACTGATGCTGCGACAATGGTGAATTTGGGCAATTTCGCAGTGCAATATGCAGCAACCACAGGAAACTATTTTGTAGTCAAGCCCGGAGCGCCATTGGGGACGGTTGATCTTGTTGCAGATGCAAGAACTGGTGATTATCCAGATTTAAGATGCGTGACTAGTGGGGCGGTTCGGTTGAATCTAAAGAAAACTGGGCAGCTTAGATTTGTGCCGCTTTCATCTGATCCAGCAGGAGCAGAGGCGGGTGATGTTTATTACAACAGCTCAACCAATAAGTTGAAGTGCTACGACGGAACATCTTGGAATGACTTGTTTTAAGTTATGACAACCACTTGGAATATCGAAGGACTGCGCGTTGAAAAATCTTTCAACGGAATTTCAGAATTTGTAGTTGAGGCTAGTTGGAGATGCAGTGTTGACTCTGATCTTTTTGATTCAACAAATGGCACAATTTCTGGAGTGGCAGTGTTTAATGCGCCATCAAATCCATTTATTCAGTATAAAGACATCAAAGAATCAGATGTGTTGAATTGGTGTTTTAAATCAGGAGTTGACAAGGAGTTTATTGAGCAATGCGTTGTTAATCAGGTTCAAAACAAGATGTCAGTTGAGGTTGGTTCAAAGCAGTTTCCTTGGTCCTGAAATTTCGTTCATATGGCAGCCACTAAGATCACCAGTCTAACGTCGATCTCAGCCATAGACACGGCGGTTGACCCGCTTCCGATTGTTGACGTCTCGGACACGTCGCAGGCGTCTAGCGGAACGACCAAGAAGGTCACGGTAGACCAAATCGAATCATCTATCTTTGGGGCCACTGGCTCCAAGTCAATCGTTGTAGACAATGTAGCGGCACTCAAGGCTTTGACTGTGGCCTCGGTGGATGATGGTCAGGTGTTCCTGACGCGAGGTTACTATACCGACAATGACGGTGGACAAGGGGCGTACATCTACGACTCAGCTTCATCAACTTCTGACAATGGCGGAACAGTCATTGCTCCAACGTCTGGAAGTGGAAGGTTTCTTCTTCAGACTGCTTCGATTCTGAATGTTAAACAGTTCGGAGCAAAGGGTGATGGCTCAACCAACGATCTGAGTTTTATTCAAAATGCAGCGGCTCAGATAAAAACCAATTCTGGTGGGGCTCTTTTGTTCCCAAGCGGAACATATCGAGTTGTATTCCCATCAGGAATGTCAGCATACGACAGCCTTGTAAAGATGGTGAGCAAGTCGACCGTCAGATTTGATGGTGGAGCTTTGATGTCTTGTTCTGCTGTAACTGGATCAAACTTGTACGCTTCGGTTTTCGGAATCGATCAGACGGCGTTGCCGGTTTCCAATGTCAATTTCGAGAACCTGAACATGATTCAGGACATTCCATCTGGAGGACAAGAGTCTACAGCGGCTGTAATGCTTACAACGGCCCAAAATGGTGCAGCAAACTCAATCACGGATGTTGAAATCTCTGGGTGTAGGTTTGTCTCGTTTTCGTGCCCTATTTACATCCTCCAAAGGACTAGTGCTGGAACAACGACACGTCAGGTCAATGGCGTAAAAATTGTAAACAATTTTGGGAATCTTAATCCGTCATTCATTACGGCTGACGGAAAGAACATCACTATAGCAAACAGCACTGCTACAGGAGACCAGTCTCTTGCTTTAACCACATACGATGGTGTTTCAATTCATTCTGGCATCAATATCGAAATAATTGGAAATTCATTCAGTTATTTTGGTGAATTTGGTGTAAACATCAGAAACAGCGCAGAGAATTTATGTGGATCTAAGAATATTTCAATTGTTGGAAACATATTTGAAAACTGCGCACTTAAATCGATTAGTGTTTCTCTTCAATCTGGTGAAACAACATACGGTGTTGAATGTGTGTCTATAGGCAGCAACGTTATCTCGAACTCTAACGCTTCAAATTCTTCAACAGCAATTCTTGTCGATGTTGGATCCGGTGGTATTGGAACTCCGCTGAACCTTGTATCTATCAGCAGCAATACAATTAAGCAGGTAAACACTGCAATTCAGGTTCAAGGAACAGCAGGTGTTTTGTGTAAAAATGTATCCGTAGTTGGAAATTCGATCTACATGGGGTCATCCAATAGTGGATACTCAATCAGGGCTAAAAATGTTGAGCTCTGCGGAATAACCTCCAACTCTGTTTACGCATCACACGCTGGAGCGTCATATAAGTCTGTTGATGTGGATTACTTTTACCAATCTGGGTTTTCATCAAACCAAATTTATCTTTCAACAGCTTATTCTTCTGCAATCGTTTTCAACGATTTAAGCGATTCAACAGTGGCATCAAATTCCTTCAGTGGAAAATATGTGTTCACAAATTTGGGGTCTTCCACTGTTGTTGATGGTAACAAGTTTGCTAGTACTGGAACGTGTGAGGGTAGGGTTTTGAACGGATCTTGGACTCTAAACAACTCTAGGATCAACTACTACGGATCTTCAACTGTGTCTGGCTCTTGGTATGTTGGGGATCAGGTATTTGATACCCCATCGGCTGGAGGGTATATCGGTAAGGTGTGTGTCACTGCTGGTTCTCCGGGGACTTTCAAAGATTTTGGAGCCATTGTTCCCTAGGCTTATGTTTGGATCACCTGATTCGATCGATTCTTCGTTTTTAGCGAACGTCAAGTCTTCGGCAATCACGGCTCTGATTGGTGCCGCGGGGATTGGAATTCAGTACGCAAACATCAACGAGTTCACGAAGGCGACCATTGGTATTGCTGTTGCGGCCACGATGGTGTTTAGGGCTGTGATCGCGTTCTTGGACATGCTTCGCAAATTCAAACAGAAAGGAAAAACTGATGAACAAGCAAACGGTTGAAGTGATTATTCGGGCGGTGCTTCAGGCCATTGCCGGAGCTTTTGCCGCTCGAGGCATCGCCATCGAGAACTCCGCAACCGAGGCCATCATCGGCGGCATCATCGCCCTTGGCACGGTCGTCTGGTCGATCAAGTCCAAGGCCAAGAAAGCCGAATGATCGAGCAGGTCGTCCTCGCGGTCTTGAAGTTCCTCGAGCAACTGCTGCGCAAAGACACCACCAGTGAAGACGCCAAACGCGATCCGGGTCTGCGTGACAAGCTGCTGGATCGCATTCGTCAGCATGAACAGCGGGTGCGCGACCAGGGTGGTGCTGGTCCCCAGCGGTGAGCCTGTGCGCTTGGCGGAGCCTGTCAAAGTTCGGGTCTGGGTGCTGGACTCGAAGGGCCAGAGCATTAAATCATCCAATCGCGTCGTGGTGCCAGAGGGCTGGTACGCATTGCCAAAAGAATGATAAACTACAAGGGCCAGACTTTCAGCGGCTACAACAAGCCCAAGCGCACACCGGGTGCGTCTAAGAAGTCTGCTGTGCTAGCCAAGGAAGGCGACACGGTGCGGCTGGTTCGATTCGGTGATCCCAACATGAGCATCAAGAAGCACATCCCTGAGCGCAGGGCCAACTTCCGCGCACGGATGAACTGCGACGATCCGGGGAGCAAACTCAAGGCTCGCTATTGGGCGTGCAAAAGCTGGTGACCTATGGCTAAGACCGTCACATACACCTACGTCCTGCAGAAAGCCTGTGAGCTGACGGGCCGGGTCTATCCACCGACCACTGAGGAATCGAGCTTCTTCAGGACATTCATCGGGACTGCGTTGCGTCAGGCGTGGGAATCGTGGGATTGGCCGGAACAGATTGTCTTCCAGCAGGAGTTCTTCGCCCCGACGTTCTCGCTGGCAACGACCTATTCCGCTGGGGACTTTGTCTATTGGCCAACGACCGAGAAGTACTACCAGTATATCTACGGAACTCCTAGTGCGGGTCAGCCTCCGACCTACGATCTGGAATCCTCTTCTGTTCTGAGTCTTGAGAGCGGTGACTATCTGACGATGGAGGATGGAAGTCTTTTGTTGATCGATGATCTTGCCAGCGGATCCGACACGCTGAACGCGCAGTACTGGATTGAAGCCAAGCCGTTTCCAGGATCCAGGAGCACCCAGACCTATTCTGCGGTTGAGTCCTACGAGGTTGGCGACGTGGTGCAGTACCTGACCAACCGGAACTTCTACGTCTGCCACACGGCTGCGAGTCCTGGTACCCTTCCGACCAACACCAGCTACTTCGGTGAGATCCTGCCGTTCATCCGCACTGTAGATCAGCAGTTGAATCCTGACGGTACAGTTAGGGCTACCGAGATTGGTGAAATCTTCTCGGTCTACGAGAACGACAAGCGGCGCAACCCCTACCAGACACTGGTGCCGTACAAGTTCGACGTGGATGGTCTCATCATCGAAGAGCAGTTGCCTTGGGTGTGGATTGAGTTCCGCAATGTGCCTCCGGTGCTTCTGGCTGACCCGGCCACGATCCCGTACAGGTTCGCTGATGTGTGCGCCTACCGTGCTGCGGGTCAGATGCTGCGTGTGGATGGCAAGGTGGACCTTGGGAACGAGTTCCTGCAGTTGGGTGAATCCGCACTGACCGACGAGGTGGACAAGTTCACTCGACAAGAGATGCAGACACGCCAGATCGTTGTGTCTACACGCTGATGCCAGACATTCCACAACTGGTTGCGCAGGATGATGGGTTCCTCGGGATGAATTCTCGGATCAATGCCGACCTGTTGCCTCCAGGCTATGTCTCACTGGCGGTCAATCGAAGGTTCGAGGATAAGAACATCAAGAATCGCTGGGGCGTGGTGCGGCCTAAGTGGGCTGGCATCTGGGCTAACGACACATTCACGGCAAACGCCACGGCAAACAGCACTGACCTTAATACAGCGACTGGATTGAGTCAGGTTGCGGTCAACACGATCCTCTCGTGCAATCCGGTCACTCCAGAGCTGGTTTTCAAGAACGGAACAAGGCTGGTGTCCAAGAGTCTCGACAACTCCAACGCAGTGATGTCGACCAGTGCGTATGTCTTCAGCTATCCGAATCCCCAGACGTTTTCGTACTATTCGTCGACCAGCGCAATCACTGACGTAGTGGCCATCCTGAAGTACCGGGACAAGACCACCGGGAAACAGGGCCTGCTTGTTGCGTCGAATGTGGCTCGAAGTGATGGTGGGCAGGGTCGGGTGTATCTGCTGCGGCCCAATCAGAGCCACCTAGAGGTCCCAATGAACGGGCACGACTTCTATGATCGGGTGAAGCTGATCCAGTGCGGAGATTCTGTGGTGATGCTGAGGCCGGGACCTGCGCGGTACTACTTCAACGGCACCGACGTCAATGCGGCGACCGACATCATCACGCTTAACGTCACGCCTGACCTGCAGACGGGTGACCGCGTGATTGTGGGGCAGACTGGGACTCCTAAACCTCTTTGGATTGGATCTACCGGCAGCGGTCAGGGCTTTGGAGTGTACGTCAATGTGGTCGGTGCAGTTACATCCCTGCATTTGACTCAGACCGATGCTCTTGCTGGGACCAGCAAGCTGGATCTTGCGACCGGCCTGACCTCGGCCAACGGGTTCTACCTTGAGCTGCAGAACAACACGACGTCCTACGATATCACTCAGGGGCTCGAATCCTACCAGAACGACGGCCTGCCGTTGATAATGCAGGCATCCTACGCTGCCGGAGAAGAGCAGGTGGCGCTGGACAAGGGGTTTGATCGTGTTCCAAGCACTCGGTCGATTGTTGCTGGAAGTGCCACGCTGGACACCATCACGGTCCCAAACCACAACTTCGTCCCAGGCGATCAGGTCACGATCAGCAACAGCTCTGGTGGTGGGGTGTCCAATGGCATCTACTATGTCTATCCGGTAGACGAGAACACGTTGCGCATTTTCATCGGCACAACCGAAGAGACCGACTCGCTAAACGACGCGCAGAGAGCCACGTTTTCTGCAGCTATTGGCAAAGTAACGGCAACAGCTACAGCGACGATCTCTGCTGGCTCAGTAAACACGATCACGGTGAATGTTGCTGGCGTTGGATACGCTTCTGCCCCTGTGGTAACGATTGACGGGCCACCTTCTGGGGTTACGGCAACTGCAACTGCTACTGTAGCCAATGGAAAGGTTACAGGCTTCACGATCACCAATGCTGGATCTGGTTATGTAATTGCCCCGCCGGTAACGATTGCGGCTCCAGCAACTGATGGAATCACTGGGATCACCATATTGAGTCAGGGGATCGGATACCTTGCAGCCCCAACCATCACGATCACTGGAGGTGCCGGAACAGGATCCAGCGCCACTGCCACGTTGACTGACGGGAAGGTTTCTGCGGTTACGGTGGTGAATCCGGGTAGTGGTTACAGTTCGGCCCCATCTGTTACCGCTTCGATGCCTTCCACGCTGGTGGACATCACGGCTTCATTGACTGGAACCATTGCAAAGTCTTCCTCGTCTGGGGCACACGTTCCTGCAGGTCGGGACGGTCTCTACTTCCAGAACCGGCTGCTGATGGTCTACGGCAACGACTTCTTGGCCGTGTCGGATGTGCTGGATCCATTGCACTACAGCAAGGTCATCAACGACTTCAAATTGAACACGGGTGCCAATGACCGTGTGGTGACCATTGCGGCCTTCAACTCAACGACGTTGGTGGTCTTCAAGCAGCGTTCCATCCTAGCCATAGAGAACCTTTACGGTGATCTGAGCACTGTGCGGTTGACCGAGGTGACGCGGGAGTTCGGCTGCGTGGCTCCCAACTCGGTGGTCAACACCGGCTCTGACCTGATCTTTTTGTCGCAACGTGGAATCGTCAGCCTGAAGCAGACTGAGTTTGGCATCAGTCAGTCGGTAATCCTGCCGCTCTCTGACAGCATCCAGAATCTGGTGGACGACATCGACGAGGTGAACTGGCACAAGAGTGTCGCGGCTTACTTCGACAACCGCTATCTGCTGGCGCATCCAACCGAGGGTGGAGATGGCACCAATGACCGAGTTCTGGTCTATAACTTCCTCAACCAGGCTTGGGAAGGGTACTGGGACGGTGAGCTGCTGAACCCTAGGTTCTTCGAGCGTCTGGT